AAAATGCCAATTATGAAAACCCTCTCCTATTTTTGTTCTTTGAACTTTAAAAGCATGATAACTTATTTGACATTGTTCTATGTGAAATTTTCTAATTATTGGAAACTCGTCTGCATAAACATCTAAAGCACTGTTTAAAGTTTCACTTAATCTGGTAAATTGTTTAGCTTCCATTTCATTTACTACAGACAATACCATAGGACCATGTAGTTGAAGATCTTGCCGACCTACATCACTCGCAGTTTGTATAAGACTTTGTCCTGCGTTGTCTTTTACATTATTATGTTTATATTTTTCTATTGCAATAGGAGCAGCATTTATAATGCTTTCACATTCTTCTTTACTAAAAACATTCTCAGTAACCATAATAGTGCTTTTCATTATTGTTCTTCCTTAAAAAGTATATAATCAAGATTAAGTGCAACAGTGCGTCTTAACCCTTTTCCTTTAAATGGATATACAGTATGTAATAAAGTTGATGGAAAAATAAGTAAGTCTCCTTCTGTTGGACTATAACAAAAATTTCCTAAATACAAACTGTGATAGTCAGACGTTCCGTACACAAAGTCTATGTTTCCATCAATGTCATGTATAAAACCTCTGTCTTTATTTTCTGGTATTTTTAAATACAACACTGCCGATAGTTTGCCATTTTTATGAAAATGAATAGGGTTATATTCATCCTCTGTTTGATTATTAATCCAAGCACTGGTGATTTTCATATCATATGGCTTAATCGTAGTTATGGATTCAACATAATGCAAACCAATCTGTAGGAACATATCTTTAAGTCCTAAAGATTCCATGTTTTCGTCTGTAAGTTTTGGGACATCCTCTATACGGCTAACTAAACGATGATCCATGTTTGTTTTGTTTTCTTGAGTATCTGCAAAATCGTTTGCTTTTTTTATTATATCTGGCGGTATTGTTATTTTAAGTATGGTCGGACCAAAGGGTTTAATCGGTTCAACTTTTAAATTTGTACTCATTATTCCTCACTTATATGAAAAAAATCATCAAGTTTTTCTGCATTAAAACTTACAGAAGGAATTGGACTTATCATACCAAAATCCAAATATTCTTTTTTAATTCCTGCACCAAAATAATTAAAATTAATTGTTGTTCTATAAGGTGCGTCAGTTGGTGATGAACTTGAGTGATTGGATGTAGGATCAAACAACAATAATCTATTTTCAATAGATTCAATTTCAGTTCCATCTGCCATAGTTGTTGGTGCATCACATGTTGTTAAAAAAAACAAAGCTCCTTGATGTCTAAATATTGCATCTCTATGTGGAGCATGTTTTTCAACTTTACCAGTTTTACTAGGGAAATATAAATTTGTTTTAATTCTATGGAGACCCTCTATATAAAGTTTTGATGTTATTAATTGAAAAGGATCTGGCTTAATGTTTGGATACCAACCATTTTCATAACTGTGATAAATCATGGTGGCAAAATACATATCTTGATTGTTTTGATCGTTATGATTAATTCTTGGACTAAGTTCCCAAGGAAAGAATCCACCTGGACCTAAGTACTGTTTAATCACTCCAAACTGTTCTGAATTAAGAAAATTATCGTAAGCAACGTAATACATTTTTACTCCTATTTAAAATTTGGACCAAGCACCCAACAAACTAAACTATATCTAGTGCCTTTAGTCACTGGAACAACACCATGTTTCATGTAAGATGGAAAAAATATTGCAGTCCCTTGTTCCATTGAATCTTCCACATTAAATTTATCTACATCATCTGGAAATTGAAATGTGCCTCCCTCATAGTTTTCTGGGGAAGTTAATTGTATTGAAACTGATAATTTTCTAACGTAATTATCTTTAGGAACCATATCATACACACCGTCTTCATGAGGTTTATAAAAGCCTTTATTGCTTTCATCGTATTTTGTTATTTGAAAAGGTTCAGGATCAGCTAAATCAAAATGATAAAACTCTGAATTTACCTTATGTATTAACTGACAAACTGGTGTATATATATCTAAGTGTTTTACTACCCCATTTAACCAACTCACTTGACTCTGCCTCACTGAATTAGTTTTATCAGTTGCTCCTGTAAATGCTTTTTCAAAATTAGGTTTTGCTCTTTCTATTATGGTGTTACATATATCTGCACTTAGAGCTTTTTTAGCTACTATTATATTTCTTCTCATATTCTCCTCATTTCTGCTATGTGAGTGTAAGGTGTTAAGATTTCGTAAAAGAAAGTAATAAAAGTTATTCTTTCTTCTCCAGGATTTAATTTGAATACTGCACCATGAGGGGTGGCACCATCAAATGCTATCATTTTATTATACGAAGAATTAAATAAACATTCCGTCCTAAATTTTTTTACATGACTGTTTAAAGATTTACTAAAGTCATCTAGCGTTAAAGGTTTTGTTTTTGTTATGTAATTGTTTTTAACTTGAACCCAGTCTATTTCATCTTTAGTTTCTGGATTTGTTGTATTAAAACCATCTTCTCTTGAATATATGGCTGTTCCAGAACCCTCTCCTTTTGAAAGGTAAATTATAGCTGTATATTTTGCTGAATCGTCTTGATGAATCCAACCCTTACCTAAATTTTCTTTATTTAAAATATTAAACTCTACATCTTCATATGTTATTTTTTGGAAAAATGATGCACTTGTCCATGATATATTTCGAAAAACATTATGTTCGGGAAATAAAAGCCTAATAATTTTATTATTAATATTTTTATATAAGTCTGGATCTATTTCATGTAATGGTTTTGTTCGAGACCCTGGATAGCCACCCTCTGATTTTATGTATTCCAAAGACTCCGCCAAGTCAGATACATGCTTTGGGTTGTTTAAAAAGTCAGTTACTTGCAAAGTAGGATAATTCATTTGTTCTATTCTGGTGGAGGATTATAGTATAAATTAGGTCTTTCATCATAGGCGTGTTTTGGATAAAACTTACCGTTTTTCTCTATGAAATGTAAAAAAATTTGTGTGTGATAATTATAATCTAATTCATATCTCCAGTGTTCCTGATCACATCCCTTGTAAAGCACGGCTTCACCAACTTCTAACTCAAACTTTTTATCGTCTACATGTATCGCCCAGTTATTTCCACCATCACCACCTAAGTTTAGAGTAAGGCTTACTTCACACGAAGGTCTGTCTTTATGAGGTGGGCAATTTTGACCTTTATAATATCTTCTCCAAAAGGAATATGTAGGCACTAATTCTTTACCATACACTTTTTCAACTTTAGGTTGAATATAATGTAGTATGTTTTCTATAGGAGCATCAGCGTACATCTGACAACTATCACAGAATATGTCTTTAGTCTCAGGTTCTCTTCTAACAAAATTATGTTCTATTAAATAATCAATATGATTTAGAATTAATTCAACTTGAGATTCTGTCAAGCATTGTATTTTATGATTCATAATAAGACTTTATATTAATATATAAGATGATTCAAGAAAAATCTTACCAAGGAAAAGTAGAATTACCTTCTGAATCTTCTTTAGCAACAGCACCATGAACTTTTTCATTAAATGCAATATGATCTTCAATTTCAGCTTTACAATTTGATAGTTGTTCTGAACCGACTCTACCTTCCACCCACGATATCACATTGGCTTCTGTAACAGAATCATACTCTGTAAAACCGCTTGCTAAACCACTAACATTCATGTCTAAATCAAACATACTTTGACCGTTAATACTACCTATTGTTTCACTTGTTCCAGTAAGAGTAGCGTTCACTCTAAGTATTACATCAGTATACGTTTTCCCACCTTCAGTAATATTTTTTGTATGTAACTTTTCTATTGTCCATTTGTATGTTGCCATTATCTACTCCTTAACTCTGCACTGTTCCTGAGACTGTTCCATTATTTGTAAAAGTAAAACTTATTGGTGATGCTCTTTCAACTGCTAATCCAGCGGCCCCTCCTGATCCACCAGAACCACCACCAGAACCACTAGTTGTTGAACTTGTACCAGTTGCACCAGAACTTCCTCCAGCACCAGCTTGACCAAAGCCTCCACCAGTGCCACCTGATCCTCCAGCACCACCGTTTCCAGCAGAGCCAGTTGAACCAGAAGAACCACTAGCACCAGAGTCTCCTCCAGGTTGATTCTGAAAACCTCTACCTAAACCTCCTGCTCCTCCAGCACCACCACTGTGACCACCGACTTGAGTCTGTTGTTGAGTCTGTTGAGGGAACTGTCTATAAATACGATAGACTCGATATGTTGTATCAGGAAGTTCTTCAGAAAAACTATTTCCTTGGAGTACTGGTCCAGGACCTCTAAAATATGTATATTGTCCTTGAGTTATTGAGTTTACATTAAAAAAATTATTATAAGGAGTTGGACCAAGAACAGTAGGATTTCCAGGAGAAGTTCGACCCCAATCTACATTAGCAACTTGAGGATTTGTATTAACAGGATGATAGTATTGACTTGTTATCCTCCATTGTGACAAGCCTATTCCTTGGTTAAATCCAGCGTGATAAAGTGGACCTTGTTGACCAGTAGTTTGTTGTTGTGTTTGTTGTTGGAGATTACCACCTTTTCCTCCTCCGCCGCCACCAGCACCTCCGCCGCCACCAGCTAAAATACTTCCGTTATTAACAAAAGTACAATCACTAGCGATCTTCATAGCGTCTCCACCAGCAGAACCAGCAGAACCAGTGCCACCATTTCCACTACCAGCACTACCTCCTGCTCCTCCAGCACCCATAATAGTACCGTTGTTTGTAATGGTAATTGTTCCAGCACCACCAGAATCAACCTCTAGTCCATATTCAGCAGTGTCATCTGCACCAAGAGTAGTATTAGCTGGTATGGTTACAACTTTAGGATAGTCTACAGCATAATCATCACCGAATTGAGCACTTAAATCTGACTCTGTAATAGAGCCAGTTGCATATGTAAAACTAAAACCTTTAGCTTGATCGTAATAATCACTTACATCAATAGCACCTGATGTTGCAACAGAAGCGGCAAGATTTGTAGCAGGATTATTTCCAGCTTTTTTTCTAATATTAGAACCACCTCTGTAAAGATCACCAAGGCTTATTGAACTAGAACCACCA